CGACAAGGTTGCCCCCAAGTCAGACCCGGCTCCTGCCCCCGTAGAAGCCCCCCAGAGCGCCCCAGAAGCCCCTGTAGCGCCCTCTAACTAGTTCGCTGTACCCGACTTACCCCTATCCCCACTAAGGAGCAAAAGTGGCTAACACCACCTTCATGACCGCCAATAGTTTCCTCGGACTCGGCCTCCAAGCCGCCGCGGGAACTGCTGCGACCACCAGCCTCAAGTACATCCCCATCACCTCACCGCAGGTCACGCCGATGCAGACGTTCCTGCGCGACGAGGCTCTGCGTGGATCACCGACGGTCGTGTACGACCAGGTGGCTGGCGTTCGACACGACGAGTACGACGTGAAGGGCTACGTCTACGCGGACACCTTCCCGATTCTGCTCCGTTCGCTCCTCGGTGGAACCGACGCCGTGACCGGTGCTGGCCCCTACGTCCACACCATCAAGTTGCTGAACGACAACACCGCGGGCTCACAGCCTCCGCTGGTGACGATTCAGGACTTCGACGGTGCCAACGCCTTCCAGATGCTTGACGCGCGCGCCAGCGAGCTCACGCTGACCTTCGGTGCCGAAGCGGCCGCCGAGTGGACTGCGAAGTTCATGGGCAAGCCCTACACCCAAATCTCCACGCCGACCCCGAGCATCTCGACGCAGAGCATGGTGCCAGGCTGGGACATCACGACGAGCATCGCTGGCAACAGCCTGAACTACATCGTCGACGGTGAGATCAAGTTCGCCCGGAACACGGCGCCAATCTTCACGATGGGCAACCAGGCTCCGCGCACCTCGTTCGCTGGCCCGTTGGAAATCACCGGTCGCATCCTCGCGGTCGTGGACTCCACCTCGGACATCTTCTCCAACGCCTCGAACGGCTACGCTCTGTTCCGTTCGCCCCAGGCGCAGGTCATCACCCTGACCGACCCGGTATCGAGCAACACGGTGGCCTTCACCACGACCACGACGCAGTACCACGACGTGAAGCGTCAGCGTGGCAAGGCCTACGTGGAGGTCGAGGTTCAGTTCACGGCCAGCGCCAACACCACGGACGCTGCGGCCTCGGCTGGCTACTCGCCCATCGCGACCGTCACAACCAACAACATCAGCGGCCCGTACGCGGCCTCATAGTAGAAAGCAGGGGACACAATGCCAGCAGTTGAACTACCGAACGGACAGTCGGCCATCCTGTATTCCCGTGATGAAATCTCCGAGCGCACAGCTCGCAGTATCTCCCGGGCGTACATGGTGGCTGGCTCGACGGCGGCCAAGTTGGTCGGCCTCGGGTACAACGACACCGACCCTTCAACGTGGTCGGTCTACTCGGAACTGACCGAGGACGAGCAGAACAACATTGACGGATACGAAGCAGCGCTCATCGTGGGGATGGTTCGTGAGTGGACGCTCGGCGCAAAGCCGACGCTGGAATCCGTGTACGATCTGCCACGGTTGACCTTCAAGGAACTGGCCGAAGCCTGCTCCAACGAATACAACGGCGTCGAGGAGTTCGGCCCCGATGGAGTCGATGACCCAAAAGCGCCTACCGACGCCTCGCCCAACTAAGGCAAGCCCTCAAGGGCAAGGAAGCCCATGTTGACCCAGAACTGATACTCCTACATCGTGAGTACCGGTTCCGCAAGGTGTTCGGTTGTTCGCACGAGGACTTCATGAACCAGCCTGTGGCAAACACCAACTGGCTGTTGGCGATAGATGACCTAATGAACGAGGTAAGTAATGGCGAATAAGTTCAAGATGGAAGTCAAAGGCATCAAGGAGTTCAGTCGGGCTATTGAGGTTCAGGCCGCCAAGCTCGACAAGGCCAGCGAACGGATCGTGAAGAAGGGCTCGGCCATCGTCGGGCGGTTCGCCAAGAAGGAGTTCCGCCCACGCCCCCTCGGGAGCCAGCGCATCTCCGCCTCGGGTCGCGTCTACTACGCCACCAACGGCCGGTTCGCTCCGCAGCCACCCAAGCCCACGTCACGAACGGGCAACCTCCGCAACTCAATCCACATGGTTCAGGCTGAACGCCTCGGGCCTGCGAGCTGGATGAGTACCACCGCCCCCTCGGTTGTATACGGCGCCCGAGTCGAGTTAGGCGGTGGCCCTAACCGACCCTTCCCGTACATGAAGCCGGGATTCGACAAGTCGGTGCCTGAACTACAACGCCTCTACAACGACGAGTGGGCCGCGGCTCTCTCATAAAGGATCTAACTCATGGCGACTATGCCCCCCGTCCGTGTCGAACTAATCGCAGAGGTCAAAGAGTTCGTCGCCCGGATGAAGGAGGGCGAGAAGGCCATCACCGAGATTGGTAAGGCCGGTGACTCCACCTCCGCCAAGCTCGGCGCTCTCGGTCAGAAGGTATCGTCCGGCATCCTCGTCGGCGCTGGCGGTGCGATGATTCTCGCGACCAAGTACGCCTACGAGTACCAAAAGTCCATCGAGGAAATCGGGCTTCAGTCGAACGCTTCCGAGGCCGAGGTTCAGCGACTCCGTAAGGCTGTCCTGGCAACCTCCGACGCCACCGCTACCTCGACCACGCAAATCGCCGAGGCCTACAAGGCTGTCGAGAAGGCTGGCATCTCTGGCGCCGCCGCCGACACCCTGGTAAAGAACGCCGCTATGGCCGCGAACGTCGCACACGCCGATCTCAACTCGACGATTCAGGCTGGACTTATCGCCCAACAGTTGCACATCAAGGGCTCCGAGGACTCGGCCAAGATGATGAACTCCTTCACCCAGGCGATGAAGGGCGGCAACGTCGCGCTGAACGACATCACCGACGCGCTCCAGGGCAAGGCGGCCGTTGCGCTCCAGTCCTACGGCGTCGACCTCAACTCGACCCTGGCGGCGATGGACGTGTTCGCAAAGGCCGGTATCAAGGGCGCGGCCGCTGGCTCGACGCTCGCCATGAGCCTCAACAAGTTGCTGACCCCCTCGAAGAAGACTGACGACATCTTGAAGTCGGTCGGACTCACCCAGGACAAGCTCGCTGCCGACATCCGCAAGCCGGGCGGTCTGATGACCGTGTTCGGCGAACTAAGCGACGCGGCCAAGAAGTCCGGCGTGGGCGCTCAAGACATGGGTCGCTTCTACTCGCAAATCTTCGGCGGTAAGTCCGGTGCCGGTGCGACGTTGCTCCTGAACAACCTCGCCTCGTTGCAGAAGGCTGGCGCCAACATCTCCGGCGGCAACCTCAAGGACTCGTTCGCGACCTGGCTGCAGAACCCCGAGGGCGCGCTGGCAAAGTTTCAGACCACGGCCAAGAACACCCTCATCAACCTCGGTGACGTTCTACTGCCGGTTGCCGGACACATCCTCAACTGGGTCAACGACTTCGCTGGCGTCTTGAAAAAGAGCCCGGTCTGGCGTGGTGCCTTCGAGGGCGCCATGCTCGCCGCGGTCGGAACGGCCTTCGCGGTCAAGGTCAAGAAGGCCTTCGACTTCGTGAAGGATCTATTCAAGGGAAGCGCCCAGGCGGCCAACACCGCCGCGCTCGACGCCAACACCGCGGCGCTCGATACCCTGTCTGGCGCACTTGCGACCAACGACGCTGCACTTGCGACCAACGACGTGGCGCTTGAAACTAGCGGTCATGGCGGTACTCCGTCACTTCCGAAGCCGAAGTCCATCGTGCAAACCGTGAAGGACGTTCTTCCAAAGGTCGCTGGAGTTGTAAAGACGGTCGCTCAAGCCGGTTCTACAGCGGAAGTTGTAACGACGGTTGGTGCAACCGCGGCTCTAGCCGCCGGTGCGGTTGCCTTTACCGCGCTCCTTTCGGCTGTTCAGAAAAACACGTGGGCTCACGCCGCCGACATCAAGAAGCCGTGGGGATCCGCTGGCATGATGCCGAACCTTGCCGGGCAGGTACTTATGCCTGCAGACAAGGCCGGTGACGTTGCCTACATCTCAACGGCACAGCAGAACCAGCTCATCGCGGCCGGTAATGCGGCTAAGGCGTCGGGCAAGCCTCTTACGCAAGACCAAATCTTCCAACTCGTTCAGGCTTACGCGATTCAAGACATGCCCAACATCCCTGCCTACCGTACACAGGTGGCGCAGAACGCGGCCAACCCAGGAACAACTAAAACCGTCGTAGTAAAGGTCAAGTAATGGCAAACACAGGGCAGGGTTCGTGGAACGGTGGGCCAGCGGAGGAAATCCAAATCGAGATCGACCTCGAGGTACTAGCGACTCGCCTCGTCCACGACCAAGCCTTCATCGCCGCGGTGGCCACGGCTGTCCGCAAGCAGCTCACGAAGGACGTTCGCACGATGGGCAACCTGTTCGGTAAGTGGGCTGGACGATGACCCTCGCCAGCCTGCCGACCCTCTCGGTGCAGATTGCGTTCAACCCGACGAACCTGCTCTCGACCACGCAGACCTGGACGGACGTGAGCCAGTACGTTCGCAACCTCTCGACCCAAGTCGGCCGTCAGCACTTCCTCGACCGCATTGAGTCCTCGACCTGCTCGCTGACCCTCGACAACCGCGACGGGTTCTTCTTCAACGGCACCCTGAACGGCACCACGCAAATCATCCAGCCACGCCTACCCATCAAGGTCACGGCCACGTGGTCGGGAACGCCCTACACGGTCTACTTCGGCATCATCGAGTCCGTCGAGGAACACCTGGCCGACGCGCTGAACTCCGACCTCGCGGTGTCCTGCTCCGATCTGCTCAAGTACCTGTCCCTGCGCTACAACAGCAACCCGACGCTGTACGCCTCGTTCGTCTCCGGCACCGGCGCGACCAACTGGTACAAGTGCAACCAAGACTCGGGGAACGGGACGTTCCTCGACTCGCTCGGCTCTATCAACGGATCTATCAACGGCCCGTACAACGTCACCTCGCAGGGCGTCACGGTCTACACCAACGAGACCTGCATGGACTTCACGGCGAGCACCCCGACGCTCCCGACGAACGTCATCTTCCCGAACATCCAGACCAACGCCATCGACTTCTGGGTGCTCGGCCAAGACCTCGCCAGCAACCTGCTGTTCGGCGCCTTCGACTACACCGGCACCGGTGCGGTGAACCTCTCGGTCAACGCGGCCGGTCAGGTGGTCTACACCGACGCTACGGGCGCCACGATTACCCACCCCACCTTCGTCAACGACGGAGCGTGGCACCACGTCGCCATCGTGGGACGAGACTCGGGCTTCGACCCGGGCAACCTCGTGGTGGACGGTGTGGCGCTCTCGATGGGCGCACTCTCGACCTACTGGTGGAACTTCTCGAGCTTCGGCTACAACGGCACCTTCGTCGGCCTGCTCGACAGCCTCGTGCTCTCGACGGTCTACATCGGCGTCAGCCCACCGGCCTACACCGCAGCACTCACCACGGCAGTTCAGAACCGCTACGTGGTCGGGAACCTGCTCCGCGCCGACACGAACGCTGGTGACGTAATCGCCCAGGCGCTCGTCATCGCCGGTCAAGCGACGGTGGCCTCGGGCGCCGTATCAGCTCCGAACTTCTACATCGACGGATCCGCGTACACCCCCAACGCCCCGGGCAACGGCACGACGCTCTGCCAGGGTCAATCGGCTGGCGTGGGCTCGGGCAACGTCACCGGCTCCACGGCGCTCGACCTCATCTTGCAGGCCAGCGAAACCGAGACCGGCATCTTCTTCCAAGCGGACGATGGCACCTTCCAGTTCCACACGAAGGCCTACGTCTACTCG